AACTGATTATGGATTTACAGGCATAGGAATTAACCAAAAAGGCAATGCAAGATTTATACACTTGGACATATCAAAAGACGCACAAGGTAGGCCACGCCCTCATGTGTGGAGCTACTAAATGGAAATAACTTCTATCTTATTGTGGAATATTATAATGACCTTGGTATTTGGTCCTATCATCTATAGTATTCGTTCTAACGCGACAGAAATCAAAAGAGTTGATATACTACTCAATAAGACAAGAGAAGAAGTTGCTATGCGATTCGTTACCAAAGAAGAATTAATAATGAATATGGATAGAGTGATTGAGCGCATAGATAAACTAGACGCTAAAATAGATAAACTAATAACACAATAATATGGAAATAGACGCTTTAAATAGAATGTTGGAAGGCATCAGAGAAAATGATGACTTCAGACGAAGAGAAAGATCGCTATATGTACCAGGTATATATCAAAATCAAGGAGGCATGGGTAATGTTTCTAATTTTGGTGATGGCGGTGGTTTTGATTTTTTAGGTGGCGGTTTTAAAGGTTTTATTCCCAATATAGCTAATATAGTTGCTCAACAACAAGGACCTGTATTAGGCCCAGATGATTTTGGTAGTTATACAATACCTTTTTCAGATCCCACATATCGTTCTGGTTTTGACTATGCTCGTTCTATAGCAGGCGGCATACCAATGGAACAAGTCATTGCACCAGGCGTAAGTTATTCTCCAGAAATGCCAATGGGTTATACACAAGAACAATTAACAACACCTGTTGGCACAACGCCTGTAGAAACACCACAAGGAACACCAAGTCCTTATGGAGTTTTTGCCGATGATCCAAGATATTTTGGCACAGGTATTGGTGGTGTAAATATTCCAGTAGACAGAAAAGATATACCGTTTAGAAATATATTTGGTGGTGTTCAAATACCAAATGTGCCACCTGTAAGCGGTTTACAAGACATAGGTAAATTATTTGATTTTGATTTTGATAGAGAAGCTATTGAAAAAATAGTACAAGAACGAATTGCAGAAAATATGCCTACGATAGAACAACCAGACTTTTCACAATTTGTACGAAGAGAAGATATCCCAACATTAATACCAGACGTTCCTACAGGCAGAGAATTTTCTATAGATAGAGAACAGCTAATAAAAGATATTAGAGCAGGAATAGATATACCTAAATATGAAGCTCCAGACTTATCACAGTTTGTAAGACAAGAAGATATACCATCTTTAATACCAAGTATTCCTACAGGCAGAGAATTTTCTATAGATATGCCTGATGTATCTAAGTTTGTAACCCAAGAAGATATTAATAGAGCTATTGCTGGTATTGATATACCAACCTATCAAGCTCCTGATTTATCTAGTATTGATACAAGACTTGCAGATTTAGAAAGAGGACTACTAGATTTAAGAGAGCCAACAGGCAGTAGATTTTCAATATCACAACCTAGACCAATGGGATTATTTTAATGTCAGTATCACACGAAGAAGTAGTTAAGGCTGCACAAGCAGAACAAATATTAACATCAGAAGTTTTTAAAGAAGCAATAGAAAATCTTAAAAACGAATATATAACCCATTGGTTAAATTCAAGAGAAATAGATGATGTTACTGCTAGAGAAGATATCCACAGATCATTATTACTATTACCAGAAGTTGAAAGACATCTGCGTATCATTGCAGAAAAAGGCAAACTAACAAAAGCTAATATAAACAAAATTAGAAAAATAGGCTAAACCTTCCCTTTTTACACATTATTAAGCTAAAATACCCTTAAATACATTAAGGAGTATTTATTATGGCAATAACGGATAAACCGACTGCTTTACAAACTGATAAGGAAGTTACTACTTCTATGTTTGAAAGTTTCTTAACCCCTGAAGAGGACAAGGTTGAGGATGCAGTCACAGAAACAGAAGAAGTAACTGAAGAAGAAGTCCTTGAAGAAGAACTTGAATCACCTGAAACTTTTGAAGAAGATGTAGAAGATGATGAAGGGTTTGACGATGAGGACGAAGAACTAGATGAAGAACAAACCGATGTTGAAGAGGAAGCCTTGCAACCTCAGACATTTACAGTAAAAGTAGATGGTCAAGAAGTTGAGGTGACGCAAGATGAACTTATCAACGGATATTCTCGTCAGCAAGATTATACGCGCAAGACACAAGAACTCTCTCAACAGCGTAAGACTATTGAGCAGCAGCAAGCAGAGTTAGCGCAAAGAGATGCGATTTATTCGCAGTTGTTACCGAAGATGGAAGCCCAATTAAAGGGCGAATTGGCTAACGAACCAGATTGGAACGCTTTGTATGAAGATGATCCTGTTGGTTATGTTCGCGAAAAACAGCTTTGGGATGAAAAAAAAGAAAAGCTTAGTGCTGTAAGTGCTGAACAACAAAGACTTCAACAAGAAGCCTTTGCTAGACAGCAAGAACAAATTGCAAAAGCAGTTGAATACGGCAACCAAAGACTTCTTGAAATAATCCCAGAATGGCAAAACCCAGAGGTTGCTGCCAAAGAAAAAGCTGCTATTAGCGAATATGCAATGAGGGAGTTGGAATATACTCCTGAAGAAATACAACAGGTTTATGATTATCGTGCTTTGCTTGGTTTAAGAAATGCTTGGTTAAACTCTAAAACAGTTGCAGCCACAAAGAAAAAACCAACACAAAAAGCACCAGCAAGAGTGGCTAGACCTGGTACGACTAACCGACCAAAATCGGCAGCTCCTGTGAAGAAAGCAAAACAAAGGTTGGCCAAAACTGGAAAAATTCAGGATGCGGCTAAAGTATTTGAACAATTAATTTAATTTTAAAGGAATATAAAAATGGCTAAAGTAACTAACGCTTTTGACACATATTCGGCTACTGCTGACAGAGAAGATTTAAGTAATATTATTTACAACATCTCTCCTATGCAAACTCCGTTTATGTCATCAATTGGTAAACGAAATATTAAAAACGTAGTGTTTGATTGGCAAACAGAATCATTACCTACTCCAAGTGCAAGTGGTCAGCTAGAAGGTTTTGAACTTTCAAGAGCTGCTGCTACAGCTACAACAAGAGTAAGTAATGTTGCAATGATCTCATCAAGAGATGCAACTGTAACTGGATCACAAGACGCTTCAGACCCAGCTGGTAAGAGATCAGAAATGGCTCACCAACTAGCTATTATGGCTAAGGCTCTTAAAAGAGACATGGAAGAAGCTCTATGTAAAAATGGCGCTAAAACAACTGGTGATGCTACAACAGCTAGGGTAACTGGTGGTTTTGAATCATGGATTACATCTAACGATTCAAGGGGTACTTCTGGTGCTTCTACTGGTGGCGGTGCTGCTCCAACAGACGGAACTCAAAGAGCTTTAACTGAAGATCTACTTAAAGATGTTTTACAACTTGCTTTTACAAATGGTGGCGAGCCATCAATGGCAATTTGTGGACCACATAACAAACAAGTTATTTCTGGTTTCACAGGTAGAACACAGGCTAGACAATTTGTTGATGCTAATACTGTTGAAGCTTCAGTATCAATCTACTCATCTGACTTTGGTGAACTAAAAATCGTTCCATCAAACAGATCAAGAGAAAGATCATTACTGTTAGTAGACCCAGAATTTGCCAAAGTATCATATCTCAGAGATTTCAAAACTGTTGATATTGCTACTATTGGTGATGCTGAAACAAAAATGATTGTTGTTGAGTATGGGTTAGAAGTATCTAACGAAGCTGCTCACGGAGTCGTTGCTGATTTATCAACATCATAATATTGATATATAGCTTAAAGGGATGTTTCGGCATCCCTTTTTTTTGTGCTAAAATCTCTACATGGCAAAAACTACATTAATAGATCATAGACAAGGTATTAAATCTATCTTTGCTACAGAAGATGACAAGGTTGTTTATCAAACCAAACAAGACATACAACCAACATTAGACTATGTAAAACAATTATCTGAACATAAACCAGGTAAAGATTTTCGTCATGTAGCAGAAGTTCCCATGGTAATATATCAAAAAGCTTTAAGAGAAGGCTGGGCAAAAGATTCTGCACAATGGAAGAAATGGTTAAACCATTCAGATAACAAACCCTTTAGGACATGGAAAGGTAAAGTATGACATACGATGAATTAAAAACTAATATTGCAAATTTCTTAAACAGGTCAGATTTAACAGACCAGTTAGATTTCTTTATTGATGCAACAGAAGGTGAATTTAATAGAAGATTAAGAACCAAGGATATGATTAAACGTGCTACTGCTACAGCAGATGCACAATATATGTCATTACCAACAGATTGGTTAGAAGCTATCAATGTAGAAATTACATCAAATGATTTTAGACCATTGTTTCAACAGTCTATTGAGTCATTAGATGTGTAT